TAATGATGGTCATAGTAGTAGCGGACGTACGTTTGGTGAAGTCTTTGGCTTCACAAACAATTGCTATAAAGTGCATTCATCATGGAATCAAATAGTTAATGATGACCAGAATATTCTTCAGAATGAAGAAAACATATTCCCCGATTCACAAGCGGCGTACACTGCTTGGGAGAGAGCAGATGGTTTTATCAACTGTAGTGGGTTAACGCCGAAGATGGCGGCAATACTTAATATGGCTCTCAGGGGCAATAAGAGGACTTCGCCTTTGTTGGTAGACCAAGATTTGAAACTTTTAGCATCAAGAGCTAGGGTTATAGGATTCTATGTTCCTGAGTACCGCGAAATTAGAGGAACATTCACTAGTGACGAAGTCGCTAAAACTATATCAATATTAGTTGGGACACATAGGTGGCATGAGGACTTATTAAATGCCACAAATGGCCTAAAGTACTGGCTGGCTCAACCGGCTACCGAAACAGTCGAATCACATTGGTGGCACTCTATTAAAAGAGAATATTCACTACCAAAATTAGGTTTAAAACGTGCCGTAATGGGTATGTTGTTAGAAGGGGACGGTGTGATGATTACTTCAGACGCCGTTCGCAATTTGGCTTCTTCACTGTCGAAGAATGACGAGCTGATTTTTGAGTCTACCTTCATGAACGCTTGTTGGTATTGGGGTGAATACCTCATGTTTTTTAATAGTGTCAATGCTGAACATACTTTAAGAAAGTTGAGCATGGCACAACAGGATAGCATCACACCGTTTGAAAGGGCGGATGCGATAGTGTCTAGCATGTTGGGCGTGGCTATACCTAAGTGTGTATACCGACAGCAAGCTACATTCGCTACAGGTGGTGTAATAGGCCAACTGAGTAATAGAGTAAAATTTGGTAACATAGTTATTGAGCATATGCAGGACTATGGGTACACAATAGCAGGTGATGGTTTCAATACGCAGACACTGGTACCACCATCTGGAGTAGCTTTAATAGTTGGACTTGGTGGTCCTTTGATTGCAGGCACACCGTATGGTAGCATATTTGGTGTGAGACAAGCCTCTCTCAAAAGAGTTGGGTTTACTAGAAGACGCGCATATCACTACAACGACTTATGGGGCATGGGGGTCGTGACTAGATGGCTCGGTTATGACTTACATTACTTGCATCCTAGGGCTTCAAATAGCCATAGGATATATGCAGCTAACGATGTATCAGTTGCAATGCCACCGGTAAATATAGGTACTCTGGACACACCTACGTCGTATGAGTTTTTGTCGTTGAGCAGGCGTCAACACGTCTTTGGGTCTGACTTGTCACTTGCACTAAATTGTAAAATGGTATTTCAATGGCAGAGAGACACCCCTACACCACTAGCTAGAGCACAGTTCAATTCACCGGTGTGTTACATTGATGAAAGGAGTTATGCTGGAGTGAGGTACTACAAAGGTGTGAAACACACTTCGACCAATTACCAAGCATACCTGTTAGCTGATTACGATTACGTGACGTCGGATTTTCAAATAACCTATCCAGAGCAAGCTGTCCCACTCCCCGTGCCTATAGGCGATTTGAAGTTAGCGGTGAACGATGTTGGTCCACCAGATATAGACCAGAATATAACAGAAAACGCGGTTTAGTCGAATTGCGCAAAGCACTGCTGTATGTAGA